GTGCACTTACCATTCTGCAATACGTAAACTTCATTAACGACAAGCCCATTGGCAGAATTAAGTATGCACTAAATTAATTCCGCCAACAGGTATATAATAATAAATATATATACTATAAAAGAAAGATACTAACTACGTTAGTACAAAAGAAAAGTTTTTAGGCGGTGTGTTAGCAAGTGTGTTAGTGAGTGTGTTAGCTGACTTTTTGAAATCTCTGTAAAGTACTGATAATAAGTCGTTTAGAGTGTGTTATCAGTGTGTTAGTAGGTGTGTTGACAAGTGTGTTAGATGGTGTGTATTAAAATGACAATATTTGTTACCAGTGTGTTAGCAGTGTGTTAGTTGTCTTTTTGAAATCTCTGTAAGTCGTTGGTTTATAGGCATTTAAAGTGTGTTAGCTGTGTGTTGGCAAAAATAGGCGGTGTGTTAGCAAGTGTGTTAGTGAGTGTGTTAGCTGACTTTTTGAAATCTCTGTAAAGTACTGATAATAAGTCGTTTAGAGTGTGTTATCAGTGTGTTAGTAGGTGTGTTGACAAGTGTGTTGGCTTAGTCTCCAAAAAAAAAGCAACAAAAATCCCTCACTATCTTCACAGATAATGAGGGATAGATAACTATTAACCTATTTATCACTTGCTGAGATAAAGTGAGGATTGAGGGAATCAAACCCTCTCGGCTTCTACATCATAGAGGTCTGGTACACGGTAAGGTAAATATGTTCTGATAAGAATCCGCTCCAGGCTTATATGCACTGCTACACTATCAACGCTGTAGCCACAATCCTCAGATACTAGAGCCATCGCCAAATTCCGAGAGTCAGAATCTTCTTGCCTAAGGAAGAATGGTTCTAGTTAAGGCTATCTTCTTTTATGCACGACAAAGAAATACGATCTTGTACTATACCGCAGCTCTCCAAAACTTGATAATTTCAAGTCCTGTATAGAACTTCTTCATCGTTGCCTTTCTGAATCCACATTTGATAAGACCAAACACAGTGTACTTCTGTAAGGTCTTTCTTGTGATGCCAAGCAACTCGCAGGTCTCATTGATGCTGTATCTGCTTGTTGCTATTACCTTTGGTTCATTACTTGTTACTGCCATAAGCGAAATTCTTTCTTTTTAGGACTGACAAGCTCGACTACCTTCGAGTATTCAAGTTCTGTTCGTACTATATCATTATTAAGCAAAATGCAAGTTTTACCCAAACCGTTAACTTCTCGTATTGATTGTATGTTGTCGACATTGATGAGTATCTTATAGCCTTCAATGTTTCTTACTTCGATAAATCTTGCCATATCTTACTCCTCCACATTTAAATCTTTCAGGTTAGATATACAAAATACCAATCCAATAACAGTAGGTATGAATAGCCAAGTATGACAGAATACCATAACTGCTGTTAGAGAAATACCGAAGCCAATGCAGATTTTTCTGCCCTTATCTGTATGACTTTCCCAATTAACATCTCGCTTCCACAAATCAATCAATTCGATGAAAACATTCTTCTTTACTACAACTTTTGGAGCTTTATTGCTCTTAGTGCATCCCATAACGATGAATTTTTAATTTAACTTATTGCTCTTAGTGCATCTTAACACATCATTCATGTCAAATTCCAATCTTTTTTGTATCTTTGTATTGTTATTTGTAGAATGACAGTGCAAAGATACAAAATAAATTTGTAATATCTGTACAAAATATACAGAAATGTCTTAATATTCAGTTTATTTAACTTTGCGCATAGTATAATAATATAATAAGGTGTAGAGCAATGGAATTATATAAAACTCTTGAAGAGTTATCTGACAAGGTTTCTAAGCTTAGAAATCATGTAGCGACTGAGGAAGCTACGAAGACTGCTTTCGTTCTTCCTTTTCTAGTCTCACTAGGCTATGATATATATAATCCACTTGAGGTTATACCCGAAATGGATTGCGATATTTCACGCAGAGGTGATAAGGTGGACTATGCTATCAATATTGATTCCAAGCCTGTGATGATAGTGGAGTGCAAGCAGTGTGAAAAGAACTTAGATGCTTTTGCTCTTCAGCTAGCTAAGTATTATGTGGCAACAAAGGCTAGGTTCGCAATACTTACTAACGGTATAGAATATCGTTTCTATTCGGATATGGATAGAGTGAACTTGATGGACTCAAAACCGTTCTTTGTTTTCGATATAAGCTCTTTTGATAAGCATGATGTAGAATTGTTAGGTAGGTTTCAAAGAAACTGCTTTGACGAACGGAAAATTATTCAGATTGCAGAAAACATTAATATTGAAGAGAAGGTTAGGACATTTCTAGAGAATGACGTATTCAAATGCTCTGATACATTTGCGAAATATATAGCTGACTCAATCGGTTGCAGTTATTCTGTAGATGAGGTGGCGAGAGTGGTTCGTAATCAAATAAATGATAGAATATCTATTCCACAGCCGAAAGGTGACAAACCATCACCTATAGTGAATGGTGAAGACTATAAAGCTTATCTTTTGGTCAAGAAGATACTGAAGCATTATGCTTACGAGGACGAGATTAAATATACGTCTTTCAAATCGTATTTTACGATCAACAAGCATGGTTCTGTATGGAGATGGATTGTTAGAATCAAAAGGACGGCAGAGAAAGTCAAGGTTTGTTTTCCTATGAATGATTATAAAACCAACGAGTGGGTCACACTTGACTCTATTGATGATTTATCAAAGATGAGTGATAGAATAATTCAATCATTTCGTATGGCTTCATTCGAGAAGTCTTATGGAGACAGTACTAATGATAATCAAAATGTGGTTAAGCACGAAAAAACCGCAAATGAACCGCAAGTCTGA